GGACGTTGCCGGTGGCCTCGATCACCATCCCCGCAACCCAGGCACCCGTCGCCGCATAAGTGTTATCGCTCGCGGTTATGCCCGTCAGTGCCGCGCCCGTCGCCGTCGGCATCTCAGTAACCCCGCCATGAGAAAGCCCCTCCAGCGCCCAGAACACGTCCGGGAAGGCGAGCTCAAATCCCAGAGCGCCGGCGACGGCGGTCGATGTCTGGAAATACTCAGAGATCGCCCGATCGCCCGTGATCCGCTGTGAAGATTGCAGCGTCGTGGTATCAGTCAACCCGTCGGACGTGACATAGGTCTGCTCGTAGCCACTCGTCGGCGCGGTGCCGGCGGTGGCTTCCTTGGCACGCATCAAAGTCAGTAGGTTCGCGCTCGTCATGATTTTTGCTCCTTAGCCGGCGTGAAAAAATGAAATCGACATCATCCGTCCCCACCAGACCCCTTTTAGGTCTCTGGCAGGCCCCGGAACGACGCTTAGTGTCGTAATGGTCAACCCTGGATCGATCCCCGCAAAGCATTGCGCCGTGATCCGCTCGACGAGATCACGCACCACCGCGACCCGTTCCTTCTCCCCGGCCGGCGCGATGACCTGCACATCGAGAGATCCGACCTCCTCCGCTCGCGTCGTGCCAAGCGCGCTAGGCTTGATTTCCGACGGCAGATCGAGGACCAGAATATAATTTTTCGCCTGATCGTTTGTGTTCGACTTGATAACTTTATCTGGCGACTGATCGTTTTCCAATCGCAAGACGACGACATTAGCCTCGCCGGCGAAAAGCGTCTCTAGTCCGCTGACATAGCCAGCAAGCACATATTCCGTCGCCATATCATTCGATCCGTATATTCGGCAGTCGCTCGCCGGCGAATTCTTCCCAATCGAAACGGATATCGACAGGCGATGTCCGAAACTCATTTATCAGAACGGCAGCAACACCTGCTAACAATCCATTCGGAAATCGCTCTGTTGGCTGATCACTGTATCCCCGGACCTCCGCACGCCTTGCAAAATCAGAGACATTGACGATTTGCACAATGTCAGACCCCGCAAGACCCGGATCTCGAAACGCGCCCGGCGTGTTATTGATATAAACCCGATGATAAGACTTAAAATCGCCCGTCAATACTTTGGTAAAGCGATCCACTAGATCGATCGCCCTGGCGACAACTTTCCCTTTCGAGATCACACGATCGAGCGCCATGCCGCCCGGTATTTGTACCGAGGACAAAGGCTTGCCCTCCACCCCATCGACAAACCGCTCGAAAGTGACGTCTCCCATCTCGCGCCGCCAGGCCGCCCGAAATGCGGTAAACTGATCGTTCGCCGTCGAGATAAAGATCGTTTTACGCCCCTCGAGGCCGACCATCTCGTCGAAGGCGATCTCGAGCTCCCGAGAGAAGGCATCCAGGCCGCTAGTCACCGGCCCGGCCCGCTATTGCCCGCACAAGGATCGGCACCGGCCCGACCTGGAACGTGAAGGGCGGTTCCTTGATCCGCAACACCTGGTCGGCGGTAGGCTTCCGCTCCGGATACCGCCGGACGATATCCGTCTGATCGAGATCCGTTGTCGCACCGAGCTCCTCGAGCGCCTTGCCAGAGATCAACACCGACAGATCCGTGACGAATATCCCTTCGCCGGCCGCTTCCTTCTGCGACACCGGCAGGATCCGCGCCGGCAATTTAGCCAGGACTTGCCCGTCACGCTCGATCTCGACGAGCTCCCCCCACCGGATCAACCCGAAATACCAGGCCTTGGCGAAGGCGTAGGCGTCCCGTGTACTGATATTGACCAGGGCGGCCGCGACAGCATCGCTATCACCGACCGGCAAGCCAGCCACATCGGGAAATCCGGCAACGTCTGTCATAGGTTCGGCCTCATATATGCCGACAGCACGCTTCGGACGTCCGCCGGCAATCCCGATTGCCAGGACGACAGCACACCAGAATCGAAGGTGAGAGCACCGAGCCCGGTTAGATTTGCCGCCTTGATATGGACGGAATTTCCTCGCGCTTCAGATATCCGGTTCGCCAATTGCTGACAGAGCAACACGCAAGCCGTTTCGATCTCATAGGGCAGATCTCGCGTTTCATCCGACGTCGTCAAAAAGCCGGCCTGATACTCGACCTTGATCCGGTCCCTGGTGAGCTCCCGCCGGATCGCACGGAGCACGCCGGAGCCTGCGTCATACTCAAAATCAAATTTTGCATTTGCAGCGCCATCGATCAAACGCGGGATCCGGACCTCCCCCTCCGTCACGGCCGTTACATCACGCACAGGCGCGCGCGACAGTGTGACAGACGTCCGAGGCGAGCGCGTTTCCGGAAAGACCTCCTCGAGCACCTCCGCCGCGAGCGTCGGCCGGGAGAGCCCCGCCGACCGGATATTCAGATATCGCGCCACCGTCGCCGACGCCTCGTCGATCAGCGAATTTAACGCAATATCTGTGTAAGTCGCTTCCGGCGACAGGAAATCCCGCTTTAGCCGTTCAAGCGTCGTCAGTCTCCGAGCCGCCGCCGTCGCCGCCGTTGTCGCCGTCAGAATCGTCAGCATTGTCTGTATCTTCCGTTGATACTTCACCATCGGCGGCCGGCGTGATCACACCTGCACCCCCATCCGTTACGCCGTCCTCGAAATCGACGACGGTTGTGTTCTCCTCCGCGACCGGATCGGCGGCGGCCGGAGCATCCGGCGGAAAGCGGCGACCCTTCTTTCGTCCAGTGAACGGCGCGGCGACATTCCGGCGGATCAATTTGGTGGCAAAATCAGACCGCACGTCGAGGATCTCACCTTCTTTGAAGGACGGCCCCTTGCCTTTTCCTTCACTTTCGAGCTGCCAATCGGCAGAGGCTTTCACCTTGACCTGAGTCAATTTCTGTTTCGTCATTTCCATGGCTTTCTATGACGAGAGGCTCGACGATCGAGCCTCTCTAATTGATCAGACGGGAATTAGTTTGCCGTCGGATCGGTCTCGGAATTGGCATAGCGGGATCCATAAAGGATATACTGCGCCGCGATCACCGTATTTGCCCCGTTACCGAGACCCAAGCGGACGCAGTCAAAGCCGTTCGCGACGTCGAGATCCTCCGCACGCACCTCGAGCAGATAAAGCGCGTTCTTGTTATCGACGGCCGTCGTGGTGAAGGTGTTTGAAACGACGGCCGTTTCCGTCATGAGACCGGCGGCGTCTGTGTCGAGATTGGCCTCGACCAGATCGAAGGCGAGCGCCTTTTCTGAGCCGCCACCGACATCGGTGGACTGCAACAGCGTCACGGCGGATCCGGTCACCGTTGTTGCATTGTTGACCGCAATCACGATCGCAAGCTGTGCCGCTTCCTTCAAAGACACACGATCCGGCGCCGCCGAATTTGGCGTCGCCGGCGGGAAGGCTTGAACGACTTTTGCGTTTTCTTTCAGTGTATGGATGACAGAGGACATGATTTTTCCTTTCGTTGCGCCCTTAGCGCGATGAAAATCCCCCAGGATTATGACCGATAAAGATATATTGGCGCGGCGAACATCGAAGGCCGCCGCGCCGTTACGCCCTGCTAACGGGAAAGCGTGTTAGCGAGCGGCGAGATTGACGAACGGCGACAGATTCGTGACCCCGTCCGGCGCAAGTGCAGGCTTTTTGACCAGCGGTTGACCGCCGAAGCGGATCACAAATCGGAACGCCATGATCGATTTATCAAACTCGAAGTGCATGGACCGCGCTTCCTGAATGCCGCCCGCCTTGATCGGCGCCGCATACTGAGAGAAATCAAGCAAGGCGAGATCGTTCAGATCACCGACTTTCTTCATCAATTCATGACGCAGCAACGGACGCTGCGAGAGAGACGAGCCGCCGTCATTATTGCGAAGGCTATCGAGACCGATGACCTCACTTGTGGCACTCACTGTCAGCCCGCGAAGGTGACGAATTGACGTCCCCGAGTGCATCCAGACCGCGTTGCGGAAGTATTGAGAAGGCATGGAGGCTTCCATATCCCACACATTTTCGGCGAAGATCGTATCCGACGCCTGACTAGGCAGCGACGCCACTGTTGCGACCGCACCGGAATTAAAGATCCCCAGCGCCTCGCCGGCCCCCGTTCCAAACAGGACTTGCCGCGACGCCTTCCAGTTGATTTCCTCCGTCGCCTTCATGCGGAGATAGGCATCCAGGAACGGCGCGTCCTCCATCATTTCGTCAGACACCCGAACAAGCGCAACCAGTTTGTTGAGCTTGATATCCTCGAAAGTCATTTCCGGCTTGGATTCGGTGGCAGCGCCGCCTTCTTTGACAGGATTTGCTTTGATCCCGCGATCACTGTCCCAAACCTGCGTTTCATCCACCGGGATTTGCACGGATCGGGAGCTCGTCGGCGGCGTCCAGCACCGGGAGAGAAGCGGATCCTGCTCGATCGCCGTGGAGTAAATATCCGTCTTCACGTCCGGCGCGACCGGGAAGCCGCCATCCGACCCGCTGGTCCCGGAAACCAGATCCCCGGACGCCGCCATGATCCGGCCGAGATTATTGGAAACCGCGCCGCTCTTGGCATAATTGGCGACATCGATCGCATGACGGCCGAGCGCGTGATTCTGATATCCAAAATCACCCCGGACGTGAGGCGCGATCGGCTCGCGAGACGTGATGACCGTCGGCCCGGCCTGCGGATTGTGAGGCGTGCCTTGTGGCGGTGTGGTCGGTTGCTGACCAGACCCGAGAGAAGCCTCAGCCGCAACCTGAGTGCCGGCGGATTGATTGAGGAAATCCTCACCCTGAGAGATCGCCCCGAGCGCATCAATCTGTGCATTGATTTCGCCCTGTTGCGCCTTCATTTCTTTAATCGAGGCGAGCTCGTCGGCGGTGAAATTGCGATTATCCTGGGCGGCGGCATTGTCCTGGATATTGTTCAATTTCGTTTGGAGTGCGGCATATTCGGCGCGCAATTGTTCAAGTTTTGTCATCGTGGTATCAGCTCCTTTCACGATGGTTTTAGCGTCGCGCCGTTGCGCGGTTTTATCCGGTGACGGATTGCCGCCGGAATTCTTGATAGGGGAAACCCCCATATTTTCGGGAAGATTGAAGATTTGAGACGGCGAGATCGCCGTTTTCATATTCGCTTGCGGCGTGACGACGTCCACGGAAGACACCAGCATATCGAAGGCACTTTCGGAACGCATCTGCATCGCAAAGGCGTCAATCGAGACAAGATCCTCGCCGACCTCGTCAGCAAAACCAGCCTCGACGGCCTCCTCGTGGCCCATCCACTTCGTTTCGTTCACAAATTCGAGGACTTCCGCCTCCGGTAGTCCTGACTTGCCTGCATAAATGGCGACGATCGCGTCCTTGATCGTCCGCACAGCCTCATATTGCCGGAGCAATTCGTCCTCATCGACCTGGAAAAGGAACGGGATCCAGGGCTTGTGAATCATCATCATGGATCCAATTTCCATGACGATCTTATCGCCTGCCATCGCCACGACGCTCGCAGCGGAAGCGGCAACACCCTCGACCCGGACCTCGACCGTCGCCTTGTGACGTTTCAACGCGCGATAGATGCCGATCCCGTGGAAAACGTTCCCCCCGAGAGAATTGATCCGCAAAATGATATGCTCGACATCGCCCATCTCAGACAAGGCCTGGACAAACTGCCCCTGACTTATGCCGAACTCTCCGCTTGCGTCGATTTCCTGATCGAAAAGGATATCAGCCGTGCGGCCGCTCGCGAGGGCGAGCACCGAAAATTTGAACATATCAATTTCCTCTTAGGGTTGCCGGTTATTCGTCCGGGACATCATCGGCAGGATCCGGGAGCGTCGCCGGCGGTGGCGTTGGTTGCTGCAATGCCTGGTCGAGATATCGAATGTCATACATTTGCGCTTGGACACGATGCACGTCGCCACCGTCGACAGGCCCCTTACCCTCGCGCAAACGACATTCGTCGATATTGAAAATGCCGTTGCGCGTCATAATCCCGTAATACTCCGCACGCGACTTTGAGTCTCCGCGAAGGATCGCATCGAGATCGATTTGCGTCGAATATCCGGACCGCTCGCGGAAAAACTTGTATTCTGCCTCTTCCTCGAAACGGCACACCCAGGGCGCGAGGCTATCCGTCACGACGGAGATCGCTTCCTGCTCGACATTTGCCCGGACACCCGCATCCTTCATATGAAAGACCTTGGACGGAGGGACACCGATCCAGCGGCAGATCGATTCCACGGCCGCGCCGGCGGATTCCACGAACTGCGATTCGTCCGGTTGCACCGTGAACTTTGTAAACTTCGCCGGAACGTCGAGAATGATCGGCTCATGAGCATTTCCAGAACCCGCAAAATTCTCCTTAAATTCGCTTTTGAAGAGAGCAAATCCCTCCGGCGTGAGCTGGTTCTCGAGGGACAACAGCCCCGACGGATTGACCCCATTCGAGAAATATGTCGCCCCAAATTTTGTGATCGCTTGCTGCCAGCCGAGTGTTTGCGCCGCATACGGCACGACACCGAGCCCGATCACACCGTCACCGAAGCCCCGGATATGGAAAACCTGCGACGATGTCAGCGTCACTTGCGGTCCCTTTGGCGGATGCACGATGTATTCGAGCTCGCCGGCGGCATTATATTGATATCTCACCCATTCAGGATGAATAGGATGCAGACCGATCACCTGCCCTTGCAGGTTCCGCTCAATTTCCGCGAGCCCGTTTCCATAGTGCAACGCCCATATGATCAGCGTTTCGCGAAATTTGCTCGACGAGAAATTGCGATTTGCCCGCAGTCTAAGGACGCGATCCGTCGGATGCCGATCATATGGCTCCGTCGTGCCGTTCCGTTCCGTCCTGGTCACACGCCAGGGCAGCTTGCCGCAGCTTTCCGCAAGATATCGAGACCCCGCCCAGAACGCATCTGATCGCAGCGCGGAATTGTGATCGATATAAATCCCGGAATCAGTGCGCGGAAAATACATGATCCGCGTCGTGCGCGGGACCGCCTCACCAGACGACCCGGCGAGCGCCTGGGCATCGTCAGCACCGGCGGCCGGCACGGGATCCAGACCTCGCACCGCCCGATAAGCGTTTGCGAGGCGCGTTCCGATAGGTGAACTCATAGGTTCGGCACCTCAGTTGCGGCCTTTTGTGCGGCCAATATGTCGTAGACAGACGCAGCTTTTTTGCGTTCCGGATTGAGCTCGAGCAATTTTGCCGCGATGAATCCGGCGATCAGAGGATCGATTTTCCCGGTCCCCGATGTCTGTTTAGTGATATGCGTCGAATGTCCTCGCGTTTCGGCCTGGGCATTCCCGACGCACCATTTCATGAGCTCGGAACCGTCATGAACGGCGGTTCCGTCTTC